ACCGCTGAGAACGATCATGATAATGCTACCAGCGGTTTTGGAGCGGCTGCAAATGCGGTGGATCTGACTGTTGGAGCATCTGGGGTTACGTTCCCAGCGGGTCTCATTATCTACGGTAGGTGGGACTATGTGGAGCTTCATAGCGGAACTTGCATCTGCTATTTTGCTCCCAGACAAAAAGGATAACAAATCAAATAATACATTATAATGGAAAATACAATCGAAGAGATTGGCGGAATGAAGGTCTTCAGTAATCCTGAGGACCTTGCTGCATCTATGAACTCCGCTTCAGAAGCCACAACTGAAGCACCCGTAGAACAACAAGAAGCTGTCGTAGAACAGCCAGTTGAACAACCAATTACCGAGGAGCCACCCGTACAGGAATCGGCTCCCGTGGTAGAAGAAACCGTACAGCCTCAAGCAGAAACTGTTGAGACTGAACAACATACAGAACCTGAGTATTCAGAACAAGATATCGAGTCTGCTGTCTTTTCTTTCTTAAGCGATAAGCTGGGAAGAAACGTGGCTTCTCTTGATGACTTATCTGCTACTCAACAGGCTGAAGCAAAAGCTTTAGACGAAAGAGTCGAGGCCATCGCAAAGTTCGTAGAGGAAACGGGCCGAGCACCAGAAGATTGGTTTAGATACCAGTCATTGAATCCAGAAGGTATGGATGATATGACAGCTATTCGCATTGAAATGGCGAATGAGTATCCAAACCTTTCGTATGATGAACTCAATCTTTTAGTCAGCAGCAAGTACAAGCTAGACCCCGACACGTATACCGAAGAGGAGGTTACGCTTGGCAAGCTTCAGCTGAAAATGGATGGTGATAAAGCTAAAAAGGGCATCGAGAATATCAGAGGTAGCTACTCTGCTCCCGCCCCGAAAGAACAGTCAGCATCCGAACCAGAATCTATAATTGACGAGAGCTGGATATCTGAAATGTCCAAGGAAGTTGATGCGTTAACGGGTCTAGAGTTTGACCTTGGTGACGAGAAGACTTTTGAATTCGGTCTTGACGATCAGTACAAAAGTCAATTAAAGAATCGCAATGCTCGTCTCGACGAGTTCTTTGATCCCTATGTAGGGGAGGATGGAAGCTGGGACTACGACCTGCTATCGTCTCACATGGCTGTCATTGACAACATTGACAGAATTGTTAAGTCTGCTTACACCAGAGGATTGGGTGACGGACAG